TGTATGTGGATGTAAAGCCATATTAGATTTTCCTTATATTACTTGAAGATACCCTTGGGTTTGCGCTATGGATATATGGTAGTATTTGCAAAGGGAATGGGGGTGCATGGGTATACCATTTTATGCTTATGGAGTCAATGGCCGCAACAAATGCAATTGAGAAATTGGCGTCTTATTCATAGTAGACAATACAATCCGGGGCTTTTAGTATAGTGTATTTCAAAATAGTAGAAAGATTAAAGAATAAGCTAATTGAGGAAGGAACTCCAGATGATCATGCTGGGAGATATGCGATTAATATCCTCAAGAAAAATGGAATACTAGACGATGAAGGTTTAACCCTGAAAGGAAAGGTGAGAGAGATTATGACTCCAGCACAGAGGGGCATAGACCGCGCGAGAGGCTACAGAAGCTTCTCTGACTATAATTACAACCCCGGTACTAGACGGGCGACTTTAAAGCGTTAGGGGGCATCCAGTGGCTAGATATGATCTAAATTACAAGCCTTGGCAAAGGAAGATGTTTGATCCCAATCATCCGGGTGGTGCGGTAAAGTTTGGTGTTAGGCCAGCAAGTCCAGCAGGTGAGAATATGTTATTGGGCGGATTGCCCGGCGCAATGGGGTACAAACAATTTTGGAAGGGGGGTAAAGATCTTTTATCAATGTCGAGACAATTAAGTCCACAGCAGTTGTTAAGACAGCTGCAAAGAAGACTACGCACTAGAGACCCCAGCATGTATGGCCCGGTCAGACCAACCCGCGGGATCACTAGAAGTGCGCTTAAACCTCAATATGGTGGCCCAAGAGGGGGTAGGTTCAGAGGCCAACGGTATGGCCCAAACAAAACAATAGATGATCTCAGAAGAGATTATGATGATGTCTTAAGATGAAAACAGATAAACAGGAAGCATTTATTGAGGCATATTGCCTGACTGGTAACGCCGCGAAAGCAGCCGAAATGGCTGGCTATTCACAGAAGGCGGCCAAGCAAAAGGGCTATGTCCTTAAACACCAGTTTTCAGAAGAGATTAAAGATAAAAGCAAGCAGATGATTCAAGACTGCGTACCTGGTGCGTTAGCACAATTAAAAAATCTCTCTGAACAAGCTGAAAGTGAATCAGTTAAGTTAGGTGCAATCAAAGACATTCTTGACAGGGCTGGACTAAAGCCAACGGATAAGGTTGAGCAACAGATTTCCCATATTGAATTGGCCTCTACTGATGAACTTAAAAGAGAACTTGAGGCGCTTATAGGTACTTCTGAACCAGAAGAGATACCTGATGTGTTGATGTAATGGCTCACCCAAATCCATATTACAGGAATCCTGGTGTTCCTTGGGTTCAACAGGCCGGTGAAAGATGGATAAGAGATGTACCATTTTCAGAGCAACCAAGAGGAAGAAAACAACCCCGGCGCTTATTTAGGCATAGTCCATTTATGCAACGTCATCCTCAGCAGACCCGGATTGATATGCACATGACAGGTGAAGGCGGGAAAAGTGATCCTATATTTAAAAGTCCGAGAATACCTTTCACACAGGAAGACAGGAAGCATTAAGAAACTGGATGAAAAAGATACCCTTTGTTGGTGGTTTATTAAACTAATGCCTTACGGTGATCCAAGAGCAAGACCACGCCATGGTTTTACATCCCGTGGATATGTGGAAAATCTACCAGTCAGAGAGGAGATTCCCGTAAACTGGAAAAAGATGAGGGAAAGATATATACCTTGGACTATAATGAATTTAATTTCTCCTCAATTGTTAGGAACCAAAGCTCTCATGGGTGGAATGATGTCATTCCCCAATACCTTTGGCCTTTCATCGCCTTATGATTTGCGGGATATAAAACGGGGTAGATAAATGCAAACACACTCAAGAGCCGATCTTGAGAAAGCTGTTACAGTAGCCAAAGAACTGAGGCAGAGAGAACGCTTTAACAAATTAGATTACTATGACCCCTATCCTTATCAGGAAGCGTTTCACGCAACAGGGGCAAGCGCCAACCAACGCCTACTCATGGCGGCAAATAGAATAGGAAAAAGCTATTGTGGTTCGGCGGAATTAGCCCTACATTTGACGGGCTTATATCCAAAGTGGTGGAATGGGCGGAGATTTCGTCAACCCATAATTGCATGGGCGGGGGGTGTTTCTAATGAGACCACTAGAGATATTGTTCAATATGAACTTTTAGGCTCTCCCGATGACCCGGAGGCATTCGGCTCCGGCACCATCCCTAAAGGTTGTATTGTTAAAACCGAGAGGAAGCCCGGTGTTCCCAATGCTAAGAGCGTTGCCCTCATAAAGCACATTACCGGCGGCAACTCTTCTCTGTTCTTTAAAGCTTATGAGATGGGTGTAGAGAAATGGCAGGGGAGATCAGTTGATTGTATATGGCTGGATGAGGAACCCTCAAGAGACATCTACTCTCAAGCAGTAACCAGAACCCTAGACCGTAGGGGAATGGTTTATATGACCTTTACTCCTGAACAGGGCATGACCCAGACTGTTGCATCTTTTGTAAATAACCTGAAACCCGGACAGAGTTTAAACAATGCTACCTGGGATGATGCTTCAGAGAAGGTAAAAAGTGTACTTAATAAGCATGACGGCCATTTAAATGAAGCCGTAATGGAACAAATACTTGCTTCTTATTCTCCACATGAGAGAGAGATGAGAAGATATGGAAGACCATCAATTGGTTCAGGATTGGTTTTTCCAGTAATGGAAGAGAAATTGAGTATAGATCCATTTCCAATTCCAGATCACTGGCCAAGAATATGCGGAATAGATTTTGGATTTGACCACCCTACCGCTATGACATGGGTGGCTTGGGATAGGGATGAAGACGAGATTTATATATATGATTGTTACCGCCAGTCCAAAGCAGCACCCTCCGTTCATGCCGCCGCGATCAGGAATAGGCCGGGGTTTATTCCGATAGCGTGGCCGCATGATGGCTACCGTAAGGACGCAATGGGGAACCCCGGATTGGCGGAACAATACCGTAACATGGGCTGCAATATGCTTCCATGGCATTTTGAAAATCCACCGGCAATAGGTGAAAAGAAAGGTGGGAATTCTATAGAGGTTGGAATCATGGATATATTTCAGAGAATGGAGAATGGAAAGTTCCATGTTTTCGCAACCCTAAATGAATGGTGGGAAGAATTCAGAATGTATCACAGAAAGGAAGGCAAAATAATACCCCTGTTTGATGACTTAATGTCTGCAACAAGATATGCAGTCATGTCTTCCAGATTTGCTGTTTCAGGTAAAGATAAGACTTGGACTGGTAAACTTGAATACAAAAACTATGGGATTGTCTGATGGCTTCTTTATTGGGCGGACTCCCGGGTTTATTATATGAGCAATCTATACCCACAGAAGAGAGGGAAGAAAGACTAAGAGCATCCTTACCGGGTAGATATGTACAGAATTTAAAACAAATCCCGGGGATGCTGGAATATCCCATAAGTTTTCAGGAAAGAGAAGAGAGGGGTATGGATCCTTATGAGGATGTAGTATCCCATACACTTGGTGCTCTCCCACAGGCCATGTGGCAAGCATTTCCATTTCTCCCTGTAATTAAAGATGTAAGCGGTTTAGCGTCGCAAGCAGTATCCAGTTTATCAGAAAATGTAGCAAATATCTTCAATAAGCCTGAGATGGCTGTTGCGGCTGGAGATATTGAGCCGTGGTTTGAGACTGGGTTATCCCTGATAGCTGGAGGTAAGGTTGGTGGAGGAAGGATTTATGGCAAGGGGCTAGGAAAAAGGGGAAGGCCAACCAAAGAAGAATCAGAACGACAGTTACAGGATATATCTAAACAGCAAAGGAGAATGGGGGTAATAGTTCCACCAACTGAAGAATTAGTTACTCCTGAAACCGCTCTTGCAACCCAGAACCCTTTAACCGGTATGGTTAATGAGTTTGAGGCAAAGGTGGTTGCTTTAGAAGATTATTTTGATTCTATAAAGGAAAAATCTTTTGAGCCTGATAAAACTTGGAAAGATCAGGAAGGCTTAAGTGAAACAGTACCCAAGGGATTTATTGATCCTGGCGAACAAGTTCCTAGACCTGTTTATGACTACAAGATGCAGACGGAACAGGCTCTTGCTGATTGGAGTTCCAGAGGGTCTGGATCACCATCAGAAGATATAGGACAATTTAAGTGGAGAAGGATGTATGCAAATCCAGATTTTCAATATGATGAGGGAGCGAGTGAGTTAGCGTTAAGGGGTAATGACGCCCTTTGGGATAGATTTGAAAATGTTAAGGCATTAACTAAGGGTGGTCAAGATATATTAGCGGAACTTAAAACTACAAATAGGGTTCTTACAGAAACTGGCAATTTGACTTGGATGGGAAAGCCTATAGAGGGGCCAGTTTTAGAAACTATTATTGAAGGTATCCATGAGGAAATAGGAGAAAACATGGATGCGATGTTTACTAAAGACGCAGCAATTAAAAAGGAGTTACAGGCTGAATCTTTGGAAAGGTCTCGCGGAAAAGAACTGGGAGATGAATACTCCCCAGAAACATTAAGGGCTGATTACGCAAAGGCTCTAGAGGTATTAGAAGGAACTAAACCCCTAACTGAAAAATATCTGGAAACGGCCACAGAAAGGGGGATCAGTAGAACAAAAAGACGTAAAGCGGAAGTGGCGTTAGATAAAGCGCGAGAGGCTCTTACAGCATTTGAGTCTGGTGGCGAAAAGGGATTAAGAGAATTTTTAGGACAGCCATATGCAGACATGCCCGGTATTGAACAAATATCTGCCAAAGAGGGAAGTTATTTTAATCTGGATGACCTATCTAAAAAGGGATTATATTCTATAGGTTTTGAGCCAGAGCATTTTGATACTGAGGGCAACCTTACTACATCTGGACAAAAACGCCTAACAGAGTGGAAAAGAGAATCTTCTGCACCACAAGAAGGGCAAGCACTTGCTAAAATCCGCAAGCCGACCGGAATAGAAACTGGGGAACTTGGCAGGGAAGAATATTATGACCGGGGAACCATGGAAAATTGGCGTATGATGCAATCCATGACACCCCCAGAAGTAAGATCATACTTACTTGAACAGGCTAAGTTTAGAACTGATAAGTTAAGTCGTCAATTAGGTGACCCTTTTAGAAACTATATGAAGGGCATGAAGGAGTGGGGTTTTACTGCACCAGAATATCAAGACCCACTTACCAAGAAAAAGCAAACTTTGTTTTCTGACAAAATGAATGCTTATCAGGAAATGCAAGAGATATATAATACTATAACCGATGGCTTATATGAAAAGCAGCAATCTCTTGATATGTCAACGCCAGAAGGTCGTTATGAATCTGCCGCTTTATCCAATGATGCATTAGGCAGAATAAATGATAATGCAGAATTTATTTCTTCATTAGATAGAGAGCCAGCCCCTCACAAAAGGGGTCAAGCAATTGGTTTATGGGTAGATGATAAAGGAAGAAGTAAGAAATTGATGTTGGAGCCGGGAGAGGGCGGTCATAGTAGGATAGAGCCAATGGAAAAAGCGTTTGGCCCTCCAAGAGAAAGGAATGTGTACTTAACCGACCAACACTTGTATGCAGATACTATTGAACTCCCAGACCATAATGTAGTCAAGCTATTTGAGTATGCTAGACAAGAGGTAGGCGCTCCATCAGGTTTTGCGGGCGGCCAGGGGAGAAAGATACAGGATTGGCGAAAAGCCATGGTTAAAGAAGCAGAATCTTTACTTCTACAAAATAGTAATTATGAACAAGTTTCAACAGAGTATAAAGAATTTTTAGAAGATCAAGAAAGTCCACCACTAACTATATATGATATAAATTCAGAGGTGAAGAGATTAGAAGACCTTGTTCGCGCAAAATTTAATATGACTGCACAGTTTGAATTTATACAAGCAGACAAGTGGGGTAGGGATGATTTTGTTGTTCCAGACTTTCCTAAATGGATAGAACGCACTAAACATAGTACATGGGGTATCCGTGCCAAATAAAAAGATCACTGAAGAAGAATTAATAACCAGAATCAGAGGGGAGATTAACAACTCACTTGGTTACATGGGCGATACTATCTCTAAGCAGAGAGAACAGGCCATGGAATATTATTATGGACTGCCTTTTGGAAATGAGGTAGAGGGTAGAAGCCAGTTTGTAGATTCCACTGTTCAGGATACTATAGAGTGGATTAAGCCATCCCTGATGAGAGTTTTTGCATCTGGCGATGAAATGGTTAAATTTACCCCCCACGGCCCGGAAGACGTTAAGATGGCTGAACAAGCCACAGATTATGTGAACTATGTGTTTACAAAAGATAACCCGGGTTGGGAAATATTATACTCTTGGTTCACCGATGCTTTACTTTCTAAGAATGGAATTTTAAAGGTTTGGTGGGATGACTATGAAGAAGAGGAGAGAGAGGAATATAATGGTTTAGATGAAAACGGTCTTCAATATCTTTTAATGGATGATGGTGTTGAAGTTTTAGAGCATACTGAAACCCTGGGTGAAGATAATATTGTTTACCATGATGTTGTAATAAAAAGAACTTCTCAGGACGGAAGAATTAAAATTGAAAATGTTCCGCCATCAGAATTTTTAATTAGCCGGGAATCAAAAGCAATTCAGGACGCAAGATTTGTTTGTCATAGAGTAAAGAAAACTTTATCTGAACTTAAAGAGATGTATCCAGATAAAGATTTGGATGCTGAATCTTTGGGGTCTGGAGAGAATGATGAACTATCATTTTCATCTGAGCATCTTGAAAGATATGCCTTTGATAAGTCTGCAACTTACTGGGAAGGTTGGGGTGATCCAGTTTCTAATGAAGAGGGTTTAAGAACTTTTTGGTTACATGAATCATTTTTAAGAACTGATTTTGATGGTGATGGAATTACAGAACTTAGAAAGGTTTGCTCAGTAGGGTCAACCATTTTACAGAATGATGAGATTGATTCCATACCCTTTGTTTCTATTACGCCGATAAAGATTCCACATAAGTTCTTTGGTCTGTCAGTTGCAGATTTAGTTATGGATCTTCAGCTCATGAAATCGACTTTGATGCGAAATCTCATGGACAATATGTATAACCAGAACTTCGGTAGATATGCTGTAATAGAAGGTCAGGCAAATTTGGATGATTTGCTCACGCAAAGACCGGGCGGCATAGTTAGAGTAAAAGCCCCTGGCGCTGTTACAAGATTAGATACACCCGCTCTAGAACCATATTCTTTTGAAATGCTGAAGTATATAGATACTATTAGAGAATCAAGAGCCGGGGTTTCAAAATACTCACAAGGGATGAATGAAAATGCCCTTACTTCTCATACTACGGCTACTGCTGTTAATGCGGTAATGGGAGCGGCCCAAAGCAGGGTGGAGTTAATTGCTAGAAACTTTGCTGAAACAGGTGTAAAGGATCTAATGACCACCATATATGAACTGCTTATTAAGAATCAGGATAAGGAAAGGATGGTCATGTTAAGGAATGAATGGATTCCTATAAGGCCAGATTCTTGGAAAGAGAAGTATGATTGTACAGTTTCTGTGGCTCTTGGTCAGGGAAACAAAGATCAACAAATGGCACACCTTTCTCAAATGCTCCAGTTTGCAGGACAATCCATGAGTGGTGGATTAAGAATTGTTACTGAACAAAATATGTATAATCTTGGAGCGGCGCTGGTCAAGGCAATGGGATTTCAGAATGTTGATGATTTCCTGACTAACCCCTCCCAGCAAAAGCCACAAGGCCCATCTACAGAAGAGCAAATGGCGCAAACCGAACTTAAAATTAAGAAGGGAGAACTTGACGTCAAGGTTGCTGAAACTCAAATCAAGCAGCAGAAAGTTCAATTAGATGCGGCCAAGTTACAGGCAGATACAGCTATGAAAGCGGCAGAAATACAATTAGAAGCAGAGCAAGAAAGACCTGTTGGAATAGGTTAATGCCGAAGAAGCTTGAAAGATGTGTTAAGAAAGTTAGAAAGAGCGGCAAGAGTAAAAGTTCTGCTTGGGCGATCTGTGTAAAAAGCACGGGTCAGAAACCACACCGAAGAGGGAGAAGAAAGAGTTAATGTCAGATGCAATAAATCTTGATGCAGAGTTAAGGGGGGAACAAGCCTTAAAGCTTCTCTCTGATCCATTGTTTCAAGAATCTTTTGAAGTATTAAAGAAAGATTTAATGAGCCGCTGGGAAAGCAGCGGTGTACAAGAGTTGGAGGCCAGAGAATCAATCTGGCTTGCGATGAAATTGCTTGATAAACTTTACTATCATATATCGTCTATAGCTGAAACAGGACACATGAATAAAGTTTTATTACAGCAACACCCATTCATCTAAAAGAGGAAATAAATTATGGCGGATACGCAAGAAGCCCCGCACCCGGCAACATTGCCACCATCAGCGCTTCATGGAAGTTTAGAAGAAGCACAAGAGGCATTACTCAGCCTTCTTGACCCTAAAGAGGAGAATCAAGAAGAGGAGAAAGCCGCACCTACCGAAGAGGAAGAGTCAACTGAGGAAACTCAAGACGAATCATTGGAAGAGGAACCCGAGGAAGAATTGCAGGCATCTGAAGAAGAAGATACCGAAGAGGAAACCGAGGAGTCTGACGATGAAGGCGAAGAAGGCCCTGATGTATATGCTGTTACTATTAACGGCGAAGAGCATGAGGTATCCTTTGATGAACTTCTGAAAGGCTATTCACGCCAGTCAGATTATACCAAGAAAACACAAGAACTGTCAGAACACCGGAAGGCATTTGATAACGCCAAGCAGCATATGGCTCAAGAATACCAGCAGATTCAGGCAGAAAGGCAGCAATATGTAGACTCTTTACAACAGATTGTAGATAGTTCTGCTCCGGGCTTGGAACAGTATGCCAGCATAAACTGGGAACAGCTAAAAGCCGAAGACCCGATAGCATTTATCACAAAGAAGGAAGAGTTTAGAGATTCTCAAGATAAGATTGCCCAATATCAGGCACATCAGGAAGACGCATATCAGAAGCAGTATCAAGAATATCAGAAGCAAGCCCATCAGACGCTCCAACAGGAGCATTCTAAGATGGCTGAAGCATTGCCGGACTGGAAAGAACCAGAAAAGCAAAAGAAGATGGCTAAAGATATAAAAGAGTATGCTCTTTCAGTAGGTTATACACCTGAAGAAGTTGGTTCTCTTGTGGATCATAGGTCTTTGCTTGTTCTTATGAAAGCCCAAAAATATGATAGTTTACAGAAAGCGGATGTTAAGTCTAAAAAGCTTAAGAATAAGCCCAAAGTAATAAGATCAGGAAAGGGAAAGAGTAAGAGCGACGAGACCCAACTTAGAAAAGCTGCAAAAATGAAACGTCTCCAGCAAACTGGCAGGGTCGATGATGCTGCTATTTTGATGGAAGATTTTGTTAATATATAACATGAGGAAATAAATCATGGCAGTACCAACAAATACACGCACGACTTATTCGGCTGTAGGTATCCGTGAAGACCTCTCCAATGTTATCTACAATATCTCACCGACTGATACTCCATTTATGAATGGTGCTGGCAGGGATTCTGCCAAGACTACTTATTTTGAATGGGAGACTGATGTGCTTGCTACGGCAGCCGATAACTTTCAGTTGGAAGGTAATGACTTGCAATCCTCAGCCGTTGTTGAGCCAAGTCGGGTAGGTAACTATATGCAGATATCGTCCAAGGCAATCCAGAGTTCAGGAACAGCCGATGCGGTCGATTTTGCTGGCAGAAAGTCTACACAAGCCTATAGAATGGCTAAAGCCGCCAAAGAGTTAAAGCGTGACATGGAAAAGATGTTAACGCAAAATACCGCAGCCGTTGTGGGTAATAACACGACTCCGGGTACCGGAGGTCAGCCGACTGGTGATACCAGAAAGACTGGCTCTCTTGGCGCTTGGGTGGGTGGAAATACCCTACATGGTGGTGGTTCGCCAGCAGGTTCAGCCTGTGACGGTGACGGCAATGATATAACTATTGATGCCGCAACTAAGCGTGTTGTCAGCCTTACCTTGATTAGACAATTGATTCAAAAATTGTTTGTTGCCGGTAGTGATGCTGACACAATTATGGTGGGGCCGTTTAACAAAGAGGCTATTTCTCAACTAGCAGGAACTTCTCAGGTATCTCCGCTGCGTACCGCGGCCAATCCAGAGAAACAAGCGCACGTCGTAGAAGCATGGGATGTTTATGTAAGTGACTTTGGTAATTTCAAAGTTATTCCCAATCGCTTCCAAAGAGAGCGTGATGGCTGGTTCCTAGATTTTGATTTCTGGGGGGTATCATATTTGAGACCTTTCCACACTCTTGAAATCGCAAGAACTGGTGATAGTAAGAAACAGCAGCTTATTGCTGAATATGGTTTGTTGTCTAAGAACCAAAATGCAAGCGGAGCTATTTACGACTTAACCACTTCATAAGAAGTATAGGAGGGGGGGTGAAAGCCCCCCTAAACCTCCAGGCAGAGAATATGAAAGATAAAAAACTTGAGCAAAAATTCCAAAAGAAAACCAAAGAAGAAAAACCCAAAAAGAACAATAGGGGTAATACTTGGTCTACAGAACTTGAAACCAAACTAAGTGGTGGTGTTGGTGACAAGAGGATATACCCAAGTGGCTAGAAAACAAGGAAAGCTACTAGATGTAACACCGGGGAGACATGAAGTTTTCCATGAGGAGCCGGACGGCACTTTCACTATAGAAACAAGGCAGGATTCTCAGGATATTCTTGATGAGAATAAGCGCAAATTTAATGACTATGGCGATAAACTTTCTACTGGTAAAATGGGCGACTGGCATCAAGTTGCTTCTATTCCTAAGACCGTTATGGATCAATGGATAAAAGATACCAATGGAGAGATTTTGAAAGACTCAAAGATGTTTGCAGCAAAACTCAATGATCCTAATTGGAAGTTGTTGAAAACATCTCCAACAAATATATAGAGGAAAGACAATGTCTGGATTACAACCCATTATTACCCACACGCTAACAGCAGGTACTGCTACAGGCACTACAAGAACATCTGCTTTTGCTGATGGTACTAGTTCTATAATGGTGACAGTAACTGATGACTGCTTTGTAGCATTTGATTCTGCCACACCGACGGCTACTACTGCGTCTACTTTTGTTACGGCAAATTGGCCTTATAAATTTTATGTGCCACCGGCAGGAATTACTGCCGCTTCTGGTCATAAATTAGCTGCAATAACGGGTGTTGGCGCTTCAACGGTTTATGTTACTGAACTAGGGAACTAAGTTTTGATTAATACCTATGCCACACTGCAAACAGCGGTGGCAAATTGGTTAGACAGATCTGATCTGACAGACAGAATACCAGAGTTTATTACTCTGGCAGAGGCCCGTATGAACCGGATTCTCCGGATAAGGATTATGGAGTCTGTAAATGTGATGTCTTTAGTGGGTGGAACTAAAAGATACCCACTTCCTTCTGATTACCTTCAGTTAAGAACTATTAAATTTACTCAATCTGCTTTGGCTACAGATACTTTAGCCTCAGATATGACAGATTCTCAGAACACTGCGGTTCTTATAGATGCTACTCCATCCGGTGGAATTCTTTCCAGCGGATTTAGCAGCAGTGGTACTGTAATGATTGGATTAGAACAGATGACTTATTCAGGAATCTCAACTAATACATTAACAGGAGTCTCAAGAGGCGTAAATGGAACTACTGCCGCAGAACATAATTCAGGTAATGTGGTTGCTGAAATATACCCCATATTTACAGAAGGAAGCATCTCTGAGAAAACAAGACCTATTTACCCAATACAGTATGTATCTCCTGAACTTCTAGCTAGGATGTATGCTGGTAACTCAATTGGTATACCCAGAGTATATACTATGAGGGGTGGTTATTTTCTATTTGGGCCTGTTCCAAGTTCTATATTTAATATGGAGATTGATTATTATGCAAAGGTTGCGGTATTAAGTGATTCCGCAACAACTAATGATATGCTCACAAATAATCCAGATGTGTATTTATATGGAGCATTATTAGAGGCAGAACCATTCTTAATGAATGATGAAAGAGTACAGTTATGGGGGATTGCTTTTAAGCAAGCAATGAATGACCTACAACTACAAGATGATAAAGATTCTCACTCCGGTACTGAGTTGAGGGTTATGAACACAAGCGGGTATCACTAATGGCACTAGACACTGGAAATTTTATCAGCGATTTTGATCGCGACAATCCTACAGCGACTGACTTGGTTTCAGAAGGCGATGACGTTCTTAGATTTATAAAGAAAGTTCTTCAAAAAACTTTTCCTGTAGGAACGGATGCCGCTGCAACGGGCAGTGGTGTAGGCCCAGATCAGCCTGTGCAAGTTATTATAGCCAAGGCTACTGACCCAATAGGGAGTGGTACTGCGGCTGAATCTATGGGATTGGTTTGGCTTGACACTAATACTGACTTACTAAAGATTCGCAATCAGGCTAATAACGCTTGGATTACCCTAGCGGTTGATCCTGAAACCTCTAACTCAGTAGATGTAAATGCAGGAACCATTGATGGAGCAGTAATTGGTGGTAATTCGGCGGCTGCTATTACAGGAACAACGGTATCAGCAAGCACCTCAGTAAATCTATTAGAGGATGCTACAGTTATATTTGAGGGAGCCACTGATGACACCTATGAAACTACACTTAGCGTCGTAGACCCTACCGCAGATAGAATAGTATCATTACCTAATGCCACAGATACTCTGGTTGGTAAGGCAACTACTGATACTCTTACAAATAAGACCCTAACCTCTCCAACTATGACAAGTCCGGTTGTTAATACTGGAATATCTGGCACGGCTGTGCTTGATAGCGATACCATGGCCGGTGTTAGTGATACAACTGTCGCAACCTCGGAGTCAATTAAAGCCTATGTCGAT